GCAACTCTACCAACTCATCGGCTTGATGAATGGTAGAGCGTACTAGGGCTAGTTCATTGGGGATGTATTGTGGCATTACCGTCATCTTTAAAGTTATCCCACCCCGTAGGGACTAGGTACGGATTGATCCATACCTAATTACAGCACGTCTCTGCTAGGACATCATCACGGTCATAACAAGCCTTGCGTCCGAGTGCCACACGAGTCTAGGAATCGTTCGGACTAAAGATGACATCGGCTTGATTTAATTAACCTACACCTGATAACAGGGCTTCAACTGGGATCTTTGGTAGCTCTACAGTGGACTTAGTGATAGCACTGAACTGAGTGCTTAGGTCTTGAACCTTCTCAATAGGGCTATCATGCATTGGAAGCTTAAATACAATGCATAGGTTCTCTGCATAATCAACAGCATTCTTAGCAGCATCAGTTTGATAGTATTCACCAGAGTAAAATACTTTTGTCCCGTGATGGGGATGCTCTACTAGGTAGCAGTACTTTTGTTCTTCAGTCATTACTTTAATCTCATAAGTTCTATCCCCTAGCGTAGCGCTTTGAGGATAGATACTTGAAGGTTAGGGTGAGTTGATAGCGCGTAGGTTAATGGCATCTACAGCCAATGCTATAGCCCTGTGGTAGATAGGTTCTAGATAGTCCTTACCTTCCATGATTCCTTGCTTGAGATAGCAAATCATGTCTACTATCTCTTCAATAGCATCAGTCTCGCAATCACGACCATTGAAAGCCTGTAGATAAGTACCGTACTCTGCTAGTCCAATCTTCTTCCTATCATCAATCTCCTTAGCTAGAAGATGATTACCAGTTGTGTAGGTAATTAGGTCAATGATTACCAAGTCATGGATAGGTGTGGTAGTTCTTTTAATAGGCGCTGGTTGCGGTGTATAGCCTGTATCAATAGCTTCAGTTGGTTTCATCTTCTCTTTCCTCTACTTGTTGTTTGTAGTACTTCCAATCCATTCTGATTTTTCCTAATAAAGTTCCAGCCAGCAGCAATGGACTTTACTTTATTAGTAGCAAAGTCTCTGATGTCAAAGGTCTTATCCTTTAACTCAGTAACAGTTCTATTATCTCGCGTAGCCCATACCTTAACCTTATCGCCGTCTAATTCCCATAGGATAGAGTGCGCTGGCTTACGTGGTAGTTGATTAGATAGACCTATGGCTAACATCATTTGATGTTTGCATATGGGACTGTACTCAATACCTTCATTGAGTAACCATTCACTAAGGGATACTTGCTCAGTCCAACTACCGCAAGTGCATGAGGTTTGACAAGTGATGTACTCCTTAGCTATGGATTGACAAAGGTATATGTTCTTAGCATGAGTCTCAGTGAATTGATACTGTTGCTGCCAACCCATGGGTAAGCGAGTACGAAACTCTATGTGTGCTGAGAGTAAAGCATCCAAGGTCATTACACCCCCTGCTCGTTTAACATTGGTAGGTGTAGTCAGTAGAGGGTGTAGTTCAGTCATCACTTCCACTCCCTACGGCTATCATATACAGTCAATGCAATCACAGCTAACCCTAGTGGTGGGTTAAAGGGGAGTAGGATTAGACCTACTACTATTGCTATCTTGTGTCCTTGTGTCATTGTCTATACTTCCTTACTAAGTTATCTATCCCACCCCGTAGGGAAGGATAGACTTGAGACTAGAACACTTCGTTATCAGCGCCAAAGACCTTGACCTTAACTGGCTCACTACGAACACCAGTCTGAGCTAAGATGCCCTGAAGAAAGTCGTGAGCGCCACCAACAAACACTGTTGTATAGATCTTGCCTTTAGAGCCACTAATACTTAGAGAGCCAGTAGCAAAGATGTGTTGCCCTGCTAAGTAAGGGAATAAGCTAGAAGACTTGCCCTTGCCATTCTCATCAGCATTAGCACTGATGTTGAAGAACACGCTCTCTGACTGAGTGTAGCTACCATCTTCTAACTTTTTAGAGCCAGTCTTTTCAACTGCAAACTTCATGCGATGTACGCTTTGACCATTGCGGTTAGGCTTAGAAGCATAGACCTCAAACAAAGGAGTACCATCTTTCTTAGTAGCTGGTAGAGCTTTACCAAAGAGAGTTACCTTGTTAAAATGTTTGTGCGCTGTGTGCTGATAGACATTGTGTGCGCGAATCTTGATGTATGGATGATAGACATTGTAATCACCTTTGATGTCACCCATTTCTAGGTCGCCATCAATATCGAACAACTGTCCTTCCTGAGCTTGAGAGATGACTACTGTACTACCAGCATCACTCTGTGGAATCCACACGCTGATAGGAAATAGCTTGTCAATCTGTTCACTGCCAGTCCATTCGGCAAAGCGATGATAGAATGTTGCCTCAGTTCCATTACTGTTGTAAGCAGATGAACCAAATTGAAGTGTGATAATAATATTGCGATAACCTTGTGCCATGATAGACCTCTATAGTATTTGATAAACTATCCCACCCCGCAGGATGAGATAGGACTAGAGATGCCTAACAGGACTTTCACACTCTAATCACTCCCTAGCGTAGCGCTAGAGATATTGATTATTAGCCAACCGCTAATGCAAGGCAGCCACAAGGCTTGATAGTGTCATTGGTATAGACGGTATCAGTTACTGTGGCAAGTTTAGAAGTATCTCCTCCTAAACTTTGGACTGCACTACGATAGAGGTTAGATACAATATATAAGTCAAAACCTTCGGGCAATGGGTCAACGCTGACAAATTGTACTGCGCCTACCACTGGTACTTCAAAAGCAGCTTCAGGGGTTGGCGCATTAGCGGTCTTTGCATTGACGGGAGTTCCTTTAGCTACGGTGTAGATTGGTTCTGCCCCGATTGCTGCAATATACTTGCGTTGAGACACATCAAATTCTACATCGGACTTAGCATAGAAGTTAATTTGATGCGGTGTTGCATTATAAATAGACATAGTTTTCCTTAATAAACTATCCACCAGCGTAGCGCTAGCAGATTAGTCTTAACACTAGAAGTCACCTATATAGCCTCTATCCGCAGCGATAGTATAGTCTCTGTACTGTTGTTCATAGTACTGGTCTAGTCCCTCAGACTCACCATCATCACCGATAATCTCAGGTTGAGTTAGGCGCTCTGCTACTGCTAGAAAGTACAGTACTAGAAGAAATGTAATAGCTAAATTCATTGCGTTCATGGTAGTTCTCCATAGTTCTATCCAATAGCGTAGCGCTACGGGATAGATATGATACTCAAGAGTCAGACTTAGCATCTTTCTCTCTCCACTTGGCTAGTCTTCTTAAATTGATAATCTCTTCACACTCATCTAGTTCTAGTTGATGTGGATTGACAAAGAAGTCTAGGGTAAGCTGTTTGATATTACGCTTACCTCTCATTGGATTAATTGCGACCATAGGGTTTTCCAAACTCTATCTAATCGCGTAGCTTACCTTAGTCTGTGAAGATAGCTTTAGCCCTAAGATAAGCCTCCCCTTTGATAGAACAAAAGCCATGATAACAACCTTTAACAAGGAAGCACCATAACCCTATATCCCCTTTTTCCAAGGTAGAACTAGCTTCAACCATCTCATGTGTTATTTGGAAGACAGTGGGGATTGTCATGATGCCCCTACCGCCAATTCAGCTTTATCCCTAGCGCCCTCTTTGGTAATACATACTCTTGTAAATTGCCATGTTCAATAAGGTGAGCGACAAGGGACTCAAGGCGGCTCAAACTGTTGTAACTCCAGAATAGCTCTGTAGCGTCATCATCTTCTAAGCCTAGGAGTTCTGTAGCATGAGATGACGTGTTCCAATCTGAGTCATAGGGGGAGAAGAACTCAGGCTCGTCTCTTAGAATGTCTTCGTGCGTATCAATAGGTAACCCTCTATCTATCAACTCAGCAAAACCAGCAAAGCAATGCGATGTACCGCAATGCCAAGTGTCTTGCTTCCAATGCTTAGGGTTAGCCTTAATAGTATCCAAGGTCTTTTGTAATAGTTCTACATTAACTGTCATGTTAACTCCAAAGTAAAGTTATCCTATAGCGTAGCGTCTTAGTAATTACCTGAGAAACCAAAGAGTGATGCTATGTCATAGTCTCTATCTCTGCTAAGGTATTGAGCATCAAACCTTCTGTTAGCAGATTCATTACCTATAGCAGATATAGCTTGTCTCCATCCACTCAACGAGTCCGTAGTAGGCATAAGTTCATCATAACTACCATCTTTCATAGCTCCTCTAGTACGGGCTGCTGATGCATAGCCGCTTAGCACGTCCTCACCCCATAGCTTAGGCTTAACCATATACTCAACACCCATTAGCTCTTGTGCTGCTCTAAGTTCTGCTATCCTATCTTGTGCTTTAGCTGCTTCAACCTCAGCCATACGCCTTTCTTTTTGCAATGGGGCAACAATAGGTCTAATAGTTTCACGAGCTTCAACCCAATCTATAATAGCTTCAGGACTAGCTGTTATGGATTGATCGCCTTTCTTTGATCCTTTAGCTATCCTATTTAAAGAAGGTACATACGCAATCTTTTGTTCAATATCAAAGACCTTACGGTTAGCTAAAGCTTGATCAGATAAAGCATTCTCTAGCTGTGCTGGTGCTTCATTGACAGCTTTGACTAGTCTAGATACTTCACCATCTAATCCTTTATCTTCATACACAAATGGATCTGAGTAGTATTCTCTCCAAGGTGTCTTCCCTTGCGTAGCTCCGTAGGTAGTGTTCTTGACAGCACGAATAGGGCCAACAAAGTCTTTGCTCTGGTCTAGGTAGTATTGAGGTGTACTAGCAGACTTGAATGGTTCAACATTCTGCTTAAGATGTAAAAGGTAATTAGGGTCAGCAAGAATACGGTCTGACATACTATCGGACATTCTTCTAACAGGAGTAACAGCAGTTATCTCTTTAGTCTGACTAGGCTCAACATAGGTATTGATTGCTTGTCTTCCTGTAGGAATTTCTACTTCTGTCCCCCATAGATTCTTTGTAGTTACACCATCTTCTAGAGAGTAGCTAACCTTCTCTGGGATATTAAGAGTTGATGTATCTTGCCGCCCTACGCCAAGTACTTCAAAGCCAAGTCTCTTGGATTTACGATACTCTTCAGCAGTAGGTCTATAGCCAATGATGCTACCAATCTCATCTGTTAATGCCTTGGTTTCATCAATAACTGTTACCCCTGTAGCCCAATTACCTTTGACTGGCTGAAGAGTATACTTAGCCCTGTCTTCATCAGGGATATCTCTCTTAACACCATAGTAGTTAGCTGGCAATTCACTGTAATAGATAGGAGTATTGTTAATATCCCTAGTCATTCTAGTAGGGGGAATTGATTCTGGGGTGGCAGGGATATTCCTATCTCTCTGAGAATAATAGTTTGGAGGTAGTGCTGAAGCCATTGCTCTAACAGGTACTTGATTAACACTAGCAGGGTCACGCAATATAAAACTTCTATCCTCAAGGTCAGCCAATCCCATATCAAGTAGGTTCTTCTGCTCTGCATTGATGCGTTCACCTGACCTTGTGTAGATGCCCGTGCCTAGGTCAATAAATCTAGGACGCTTAAGTTCATCTGCTGGTTTATAAGCATTATGACCTCTCATGCCCTCAATGTTATCCCAAGGTATATTTTCAGGACTACCACTAGGAATGCCAATGTTAGGGTCTAGCCCATCTGCTTGCATGAGGATAGGTCTGTTCCCCTGAGAGTTGGCAGTCCTTCTAGGTTCAGCTTTTTTATAAGCCTCAAGAATAGCTTCAACCCCTTCAGTGCCATCTACAGCTATTTCGCTGTAGCTTGTAGGTTGGCTAAAGAATTTAGCTTTGCGAGTTAAGGCGTTAGCAAGTACAGGCTTGCCACTGCGCTGTAGATTACCAGCAGCCCTATTAGTTATCTGTGCAAGTAGATTCACATCAGATACTTCACCCTCTAACCTAAAAGGATTTGTAGCTATCCTTAAACCAGTCCGTTCTAATGGAATACCTAATTGTTCTGATGCAGTCCTAATAGCAGCAATGTTATCTGGTCTACGAAGGTATGGGTCTGTGTCAGTAGGCGGGTATATCTCACCCAACACCTTAGTTCTAACTACATCCTTACTAGGTTGCTGATAGACCTTCCTTAGTAACTCATTTGTAGGATGGTCGCCTTCACCTATCCGCAAGAACTGTGGTTGCTCACCTATAGTCCTTAGAGTAGGGTCAACCAATCTAGCTGGTAGTCCAGTGGGTATAGAGTTGCGATAGGTGTTAAGGAAGTAACGATACATAGGATTAGGTCGTTGTTAATAAACCTAATCCTATCACGGTCAATCAGCCCACTTAAAAGTTAAGTATTCTCCATTAACCTGAGAGCGTAGCGTCTGTGCTACACTGGTGCAACAGTATTGTAACAGAGGTAGATATGAGCAAGGGAAATCCTGCTATACGAATCCCAGAGCCACTTGTGCCTGTAGTGCGTTTAATTATTGATACCTATAACGCAAAGACTAAGGATACTCAGAATGAAGTGGCTAATGAGTTCTTAGCTAAGTTGGAGACTAAGGATAATGGATAAAACTACTGTTCAGGATGCTATTACTCAACTAACTGCACTAGGGTTTGAGTATGGCGATGAAGTTAAGCTTGGTTTATATGCCAAACCAGACAAGAAGCTATCACCACGTAAAGCGAAAGGGACAATGCCATTGTTACCCCTTGATGCTATCACCAAGGCTGAAGAAGAAGGACGCTCTATATACTTTTGTGTTAACCGAGACTACAAGAATGAAGATATCAAGGAGTGTCGTGTTTTATTCTATGAACATGATGACATACCTAAAGACCAATCTTTGGTATCATGGCAAACAATTGGACTGCCTACCCCCACATTACAAGTAGATACTGGCGGCAAGTCAATCCACACCTATTATCTACTAGATGAGCCTATTGCTCCTGAGCTATGGCGAACCCTGCAACAAGGTTTCATCTATCATCTCAAGTCAGACCCGTCATTGCATAACCCTGGGAGAGTGATGAGATTAGCTGGTTCAGTCCATCCTGACACTGGTGAAGTAGCTAAGGTGTGTAAGCAAGGGGAAATAGGTATGTCTTACCCTGTAGAAACATTCATTGATATCTTAGCTATCCCCACTGCACAAACACTGCACAATCCTAAAGATGATGTGAGTGCTGCTATCAACTACCTCAACCACATGGGAGCATCGGTAGCAGAGGATTATCATTCATGGATGAAGGTAGGTATGGCTCTCAAAGCTGTATCGTCATCACTCAAGGACGAATGGGTTAGATGGTCTAGCCAATCAACTAAAGCTATCAATACTAACTTTGATGAGAAGTGGGATAGTTTTAAAGGCTCTGGAGTTGGTATTGGGACACTTTGGTACTATGCCTATAACTTTGGTAGTTGGAAAGGGTCTAAGCCTAGACCAGACCTAATTCTTCACGAAGGAAACGAACATCAAACTAGGAACAATGCTTTTAAAGAATGTGTTGACAAAGCAGCAGCATTTCTTAATGGCAGTTTGCGATATAACACTCTTGACAACACCTACATTTTTAGAGGTGAGCCTAAGTCAATTGATGACATCGTAGGCGATGTTGAGTATGACCATGCTGTACTGTATCGCCACAAGGAACGAGCAGTAATTAACAAGATTGCCAAACAAAATGAGTTTAATCCAATCGTTGATTACATTAAATCTTGCGAGTTCAAGCCCAATGTTTCTCATGAAAATGTAGCTTCTAAATATTGGGGCGGCACATCACAAGAAGATGAGTATGTATCCTTATTCCTTCGTGCTGCTGTCCTGCGTCAATTACCACAAGTAACTCCCATTGTCTTCCCGTTTGTTCTTGTGCTAATAGGAGATTCTGGCTGTGGTAAAAGTGCTACCTTTGAAACCTTTTTCAAGGGGTGGAAACATGACATGGCTGACTTCAAAGACCCTCATCAAGGTATTGGGTTGTCAAAGAATTGGCTTTGTTTATGGGATGAAATGTTGCCAGTTCTTGAAACTAAAAACAGAGATATTATCAACCGATTTGTCACCAATAACTACCAAACTCAAAACATTATGT